GCGATTAAAGAGTATTTGAAGAATTTACCATTTGATGGAGAATTAGTCCTCGCGCACTTGGTGGATGCTCTCCAACAGGTAGAGGGCGTGAGGATTCCGCACATTATCCTCGCTGAAAGTAAATGGATAGATGCAGGAGTAAATGATTATGGAGGTTATGAGACCATAGAAGTAAAGAAAATCCCTGTTTCGGGGTATTTCAAAATAGAGAATTTCAATAATATAGAGTATGTGGTTTAATTTAGATATCCCAAAGCTAACAAGCCTTTTAACTCCGACCTTTCTCCGCAGAGAAAAACTCTCGGCATGGCTTCGGGCACTTCATTATCCACTTATCAAAGTTGCTGATGATTTTAATATAAACCGAAATGGAAACCTCTACAACCTTGCTCACAATGGGCAGGTGTGCTACCTCCGCGCTGCGCTTAACGATAAGTTTGACATCAGTCAAAGGCGGATAAAGATAACTGACGGGAACAGGTTTCAACGGCAGTATATCTATACCAGGGGAGAGCAAAAACCGAAGTTTTTGGGTAGAATTTATCTCTATGAAAGAGCTGATTATGGCGATACAGGAGTTGATTTTATCGTACTGGTTCCGAGAGGATTGCAGTATAATGAATTTGAGATGAAATACTTAATAGATTTTTATAAACTGGCTTCAAAACGCTATAAAATACAAGAATATTAACATGAATGTAGTAAGATACAAACAAACAGGAGGCTTTCCGCTGGATACCAATAATTTGGATTTTCTGCAAAGCTCTTTCCACATCCTCAATACGCTGGGGAATTTGGCTGGTGATATGGTCGTTATTTCGGGCTGTGAAATCACAGGAAATACAGTGAGCAACGGAGTGGTCTATGTAAACAAAGAAGTATTGGAGTTCAGAGGCGGAAGTCTTTCGGCTAATGTCTTTATCAAAGAAGAGGCAGTATCAGGAACTTTTGAAGATGGTTCATTTAAACCTATTGAGATTACACGATATGTAACATTCGGAAGTTCCACACCAGAGAAAACCTTTAAATGGGAAGATTTTAAGCGGGTGGATAATCTGATACAACAAGGAGTAAAGAATGCTGATTTTGAGAAAAGAATTAAAGCGCTGGAAAACAAGAAAAGCCCTGTGCCGATTGGGCTTATAGCGATTTGGGGGAAACCAGCCAGCGAACCTATACCAGAGGGCTGGAAAGAATGCACCGACCTTAGGGGAAGAATGCCACTGGGCTGGAATCCAGATGATGTTGATTTTAGCGAATTGCTTAAAAATGATGGAGAAAAAGCACATCAACTGACCATTGAAGAACTGCCTAGTCATTCACATTCATATATTGATACTTATAAGCCAGGAAATCGAGGGCAACGGGGACCAGGTGGAGACAACGGACTATATAATTCTTCCTATAATTCAACAACAGACAATACAGGAGGAAATCAGCCTCACAACAATATGCCTCCTTATAAAATTATTAAGTTCATTGAGTTTATAGGGTTTGATTAAAATTTAAGACTATGGCACAAACAGCGATAAATACAATAAAACAGTGGTTTAAAACAGGCTCTAAGCCTACACAGGAGCAGTTTTGGAGCTGGATGGATTCATACCTGCATAAGGATGAACTTATACCACAGGGAAACATCCAAGACCTTAGCACCACGCTTTCAAGCAAGGCAGATGCTGACCAATTAGCTAATAAAGCTAATGCAGATGCCACAGAACTGACAGAGGAGCAGATAACTAAATGGCAGAAGGCACTCGGCATTAAACCTACAGCTTCAGGGAAACCTTTTAAGTAACAATTATTAAATAACAAAAATATGAGAATTGTAGAATTACAAACAAGACCTCTAACAGAGGCGGCGCCAACGCCAAACACTATCATTACAGAGAAAGATACCATTATTGCACAACAGGTATCAGCATCAGAAGCAGAACTATATGTTACTGATGAGAAAGGAAAAGTCCTTAAAGTGAAAGGAGGCAGCTCTAGTTCGGGCACAGCAGGAGCAGGAACAACACCAGCCTTACAAGATGTTCTTACAGCTGGTAATGACTTAGCTGGTAAAGAGATAAAGGGAGACTTGATAGTTAAACATGATAATGGAAACGGAGGTAAGTACTCTTTAGTTGCAAATACTACAGGTCTGGATTTTGAAAAACAAGAAAACCGCTCAGGTGACAATTATAAATCCTATTTTCGAATATCCGATGGTGTGCAGATGGGTTACACTATGGGAGACACACGTGGGGGTATTAGTAAAGGGACTGTAGATATGGACCCTTACGGGTTTAATTATCAATTAAACAATGATAGGAATACATACCATATAAAATTAGAAGGTAATTTTGAAGGGTTTAAATACGAGAATAAGGGAGACGGGAGTAATATACTATCTTTAACTTGTACTGAAAGAGGACTTGTATATAAAAATGTTAATGGTCAAGGGGAAGCATCAGATTTATCATTTATAGGTGTAGAAGGACTTTCTAGTTCTAAATACTACGAGCCTACAAAAGATGAGCAGTATGTACAGAAGAAATATGTAGATAGCTTGTTAGGAGGAGGAAAAATTGATGTTACTGTTGATAGAATGTATTTAACCTATGCTGGAAAATTAGCAATAGATATTACTGTTAATGGGATACCTGGACATAAGGTAACAGACCCTAATCTTTTTGACCATAGTACTTTTAGAATGAAGGCTGCTAATGTAGGAGGAGGAGGTGTACCAGCTTATTTTACTTTCGGACCTACAGGAAATGCTACTATAGAGAAAACTTATACATATGCTAACACAGGTACAGTTAAGGCTCATATTGAGGTAGTCTTACCTTCTTTGGCAGTGGATAGGTGGGGAGAATCGAATCCTCGTAAGGATATTTTTAACCAAACATGGGGATTTTTTGTGTATGTACCTGAGGCAGGAATGTCGTTTAACGATGGTGTAAGGTCTAGAATGACTCATTATGGAGAGGTGTACGATAAAAGACAATCTGGAGTAGTAAACTTTAAATTGCAAGATGGTAAGCAGTCTACATTAATTCCTAGTACAGAGGAATATAAATTCTTTGCTTTTGATGCTGAGACATTTAAAGCAGAGGACCCTATAGATAGTACTTATTCTTACTTTATCAATAACGGTATTCCTATTGGTTCTCAGGATGTTCAATCTGGATATATTCTTTCAAATAACAGGATAATGCCTAATCCTACTCCAAACCAAGTAACAGATTGGGACCTTACTTTTAAAGTAAGTGGGGAGAATTCTACTGTATTACCTACTAGTAATGAACATTTGGCAGTAGTTTATGATGCAGAAAATAACATAGTAGATGAGGCTATTTTAAATGTCGTTCTTAATGCTGCGGGAGAAGTAATTTCTGTACGAGCTAAACTGACGACTGTTAATAAATTTAAGAATATATTAGGAGATAAAAGAGGATTTAAATTTGGTATCAAAGTAACTAGTAATTACGATACTGGTATTAATTTTGAATTGGTGAATATTAAAAGAACGAGCCGAGCTCTAGTGTAGAACAAGGAAGACAATTATACCAGCGTCTTCGGGCGCTGGTTTAAAAAAATGCAGTTATGATTATAGATTATTTAGAAGGAGATTATAAAACACTTATAACCACTTTATTTGTGGTATGTTTTGCATGGATTGTGGTTATTGTAGCAATGCTCATTGACCTTTATTTTGGAGTTAAAAAAGCCAAAGAACTGGGCGAGGCGACAAGCTCGGAAGAACTCAGAAGAACCATTAACAAAGCAACTTATTATTTTGCTTTGATGGGCTTCGCTTTCTTGTTTGACATCTTTGATGTGGTAACGCCCTATTTCTTTCCACATCCGCTCGGAAGCATACCATTTGTAAGCGTTTTTGCAGCGCTTGGACTTGTATTAACAGAGGCAAAATCAGTTCGTGAAAAAGCCGAAGAAAAAGCTCGAAGACGAACAGATGAGAGCTTCAGAAAGATGCTGGAACTTATGCAGAACAGAGAAGATGTAATGAGAGAAATAGCAGACCATCTCAAAAAAGAAAGACAGAAACAAGAGAATTAAACAGCTTTTAAATGTGTCTTAAAACAATATTAAAAAAGCAGTCATTTAGACTGCTTTTTCTATCTTTGTGATGTTAAAATTTTCTGGACATTTCGTTTTGCCATTTCAGACATTT